TTCTGGCCACCGCCTGGCAGCATCCCCTTGAACTGAGCTGGCGTGCCAGTCGAGAACTCGGTGATTTCCTGGGACGAGCCATGGTAATAGGTGGTCTCGACATCGAATCCCATCGCAGTCGCCCGGGTGAGCCTGGAGATCTGATCCATCGGCAGGCCCTTGGCGACAGCCTGATCGTACTCGCTCGGCGCTTCCTGGTTCATGAACGTGCCGGCAACGTCTACCTCTGGCCCGACGATCTCGAGACCAAAGTCCGCGAAGAGTTCCTCGAGGCTGACTTCACTGCCGTCCTCTTTTTTGTAGCCGATTGACTTGAGGTATTCGTACTGAGTGGTGACCTGGGCGGTGATAAGCGAGGCGCTCTGTCGAGATGTGGCGGTGGACTGCCGCCCCGTAGCCGCGAGCTGGCCGGTGATCTTTTCGTAGATCGCGTCCGCTGCACTCTTTGTCTCGCTGGCCTCAGCCGCTTTTGCGAGTAGCGTCTTGATGTATTCACTATCAGAGTCCTCGTCAATTTCTTTCTGGGTGGATAGGTTCTCTCGAGTCTTGATGAACGGGCGCACAATCTCGAGATCGGCCTCATTGTTCGCGAAGTCCTTCAAGAACTTCGACAGGGGCATGGCTACGTCACCGCCAGAGCCGTCAAGCTGCTCGAGGAGGTACCCTGGTGGCGCGTTGAGCAGATCGACGGCCTCAGCGGCCATATAGACGGTCTGGTCGGGCGCGGCATTGCTCATGAAATCTTCGAACATCTCAGCATCGCGCTCGTTGGTTTTGCTGGACTGCGCCAGGTAGATCAAACTATCGAGCCACTCCTGCTCTGACTCGGATCCCCTGCGCTTGTTCGTCTGCTCCATGAGCTTGCCCATGGCCCGGCGTTCACGGTTGGCCAGGAAGTCGACGCCTTTGATCGTGGCCGACACGCCGCCGCCGCCGACGATGGTAGAGATCAGCGTCACTGCCTGGCGCCGACCCTGAATTTCCATGATCTTCTCCCAGTCACCATTGGCACTGGCCAGCTCTTCATCGAGGCCGTGCGCGTAGGCGTTCATGGTCTGGGTTGCTGTGGCGATCTGCTCACCAGTTGCCTCGCCAGCGATCCACTTCTTGAGCGATGACTTGATACCGCCCTGGCCGACTTCACCGAGGATATTCTCCAGCATCTTGGTGGGCATGCGCTCGGTTGCGACCTCGAGGACCATGTCGATTCCAGCGTATCGCTTGGCGGTCTCATGGTCCTTGCCGCCCAGGATCGCTGAGCCGTAACTCGCAAGCCCGGTCTTCGAGGCCAGGTAAGGAAGCATCAGATTGATCTTGCCGCGACTGAGCACGGTGGCCAGCATCGGCAGGCCCATATCAGCAGCCATCTGCAGACCACCACGAGCGCCTTCCTCGGCGAGCGTCATGTTCTGCGGTGTGAGGCGCGCGACCTCCATCTCTGCGGCCTCGAGGTTCAGCTTGTGCTTCTCGATGCGCTTGTCCAGTTCGGTGTTCCAGGCGTCAGTAGCCTCCTCACCTTCCATGCCCATGACAACCGCGTCACGCATCTTGCCGAGGACCGTGGTAACCGGGTTGCCACTCAGCAGATCGATGCCTTCGAGCTTATCGCGTTTCATGTCGTTGAGGATGCCGATCATGGTCTGGTCATACATCGTCCCGAGACCGATCATCATGCTGTCACCAAAGCCATCGGTGACCCTTCCACTGAGGTCATACCAGGACCGGTTCGATTCACGCTCGAGCCCACCGAGCACCTTGAGATCATCCTGGGAAACGATCGCGGCGTCTGGGCTCTCGAGGTACTTGGCCACAGCCGGCGACACACTGTCCCAGTTCTCGAGCGTCAGCTTGTCCTGGGCCTGGCGATCGATCTTGGCCTTGTTGCGCTCAACGGCCTGGACCGGCACACCTGTCTCCTTTGAGACCTTGAGGTCAGAGGCATACTTGTCAGGATCGTATTGCGCAGCAGCGCCCAGGTTCTGCTGGCCAGGCTGGACGTTCTCGTCCACGTAGTCATCGGGCAGTTGGATGTCGCCCCAGCCAGACATCTGTTCGGGAGTGAGCGCCATTATTCTGCCGTCAATCCGCCGAGCCATTCATCGTAGGGCTGCTCGGTTGCGTTCGCGGCTTGCTCTGCATTCTGGCGCCGTAGCAGCTGGAACTTCTGGATCGCGATCTTCGGATCCTCGTTCGGGTAGCTGTCGCGAATCATCTTGAACTGAGCGCGCTCTTCGGGCGACCACTTGCTGAACTCGTTGTTGCCCAGCTCGCGGCGGTAGTTCGCTTTACTGTATGCATCGGTGACTGCGAAGTACTGATCCTGGACGTCCTTCGGTAGATCCCTGGCCAGCATCTCGCTTCCACCAAAGGTCACCAGTCCACCCAGGTAGGAGCTGGTCGGCTCGTTCAGGACCACGTTGCTGTGCATGTCTTCGACCCACTCATTGAGCAGGGTGCGAGGCACTTCCTTGCCGCCGTTCTCGTAGAAGTAGTTCGATGACATCTCCTCCAGATCATTCCACAGCTGGACCTGGCCAGCGTCATCGAGCGGGTGCTTATCCAGGTAGCCGTTCATGACCTGGCGCGCAGTGCGCAACGGCTTGAACTCAGGCGTCTTGCTCTTTGTCGGCGATGTTGCTGCATTGAAGTACTTCCAATCCGGATCGTTCAGCTGGGCTGAGTTCTCGGACCAATACTTGCGCGCCTTCACATACTGGTCGTTGGCCAGGTATCCCTTGAGCGTCGACTTCACATCTTCATTGGAATACTTGCGACCCTGGCCAGCCGCTCGTTTCATGGCGTTATCTTCAGCCGCGTACAGATTCTGTCTCTGGCCCTCGGTCATGCGCTTCATGATTTCGATGCCACCAGGTGCGTCCTCGAGTTGCTTGACCGTGGTGCCGCCAAGCGCGATCTCAGCCATTCCTTCCTCGAGGTAGTCATCGATCTCGGCGAGCTGCGCCACATCCTGATCGTTCTTCACGCGCATGAATCGTAACCGGGTCTTCTCGTACTCCTGGTCATCGAGGGTGCCGTCAACGAACTCCTTCTCGAGCACGGCCAGGCCAGCCTCTTCATCCAGGTCAGACATCTCAAAGGCCTTGCGAAGTGCCACGTTGTTCATGTCCTGGTTCTCGGCCTCGTCCTTCAGCTTCTTGATCACATCGGGCGGAATATCATTTACCCAGTTGGCATTCTCGTCATTCAGGATCTCGAGTTGCTGCTTTGGATCCATTGACTTTAGTCGGCCATAGGCCATGTCGAGCTGAGCTGTGCGCAGGGTTGACTGAGCCTCGACGTTGGTCATGACGCCGCGCTCAACCATGGAGTCGAGCGTGAGCTGGATCCCGAGCGAAGCCTCGCCTGGGTCGCCGTACTCGAGGTCCATGCCGCCTTTGACCATCAGGTCGATGGCGTTGGCCATGTAACCCTTCTCGCGATCGTTGCGCTTCTGGGTGGTCCGCTGGCTCATTTGAGCATTGGCTTTGGCCACACCTTCCTCGCCACGGATCATGAACATCTCGCGGGTCTTGCGGCTGGTGATGTTGGCAGATGCCTTGCCGAGCTGGTCCCGCATGCCGGCAGCGTGACGCTCCTCGACGGTGTCGAAGTCAGGGTCGTCCTTGTACTTCTCGGCCTCGGCCATCGCTCCAATCTGGAACTGCACCTCAGCGGTGGCCAGCTCCTCGTTGGCTACGGTGTCGCTCCAGTCACTGATGCCTTGCTGGGCAGCGGTAATCTCGACTGCAGCGAGGTCCAGGCGAGCATCGCGCTGGCGCATAGGAGCGCCCTTGGATACTGCGCTCGGGCCGCGCATGCCCAGGGAATCAGCTGATGGTATTCTGGCCATGGTTACCTCTTCACGTTCAGTGCGCTGGCGTTGGCAGTGTAGCCACCAGGACGCGATTTGTTGCCAGTGTAGGCGGTCTTGCTGCTCGGTGAGTACGCCTTGGCGAACAGGTCCATGGAGTTGAACACGGCGCCGGTCGTGGCCTCACGCTTCAGCGAGGATCCGTAACGGTTCTGCGCCTTGGCATCCATGTTGGCATTGATCCTGGTCATCGCAGCGCCCTGGCGCAGGTCGATCGCTCGAGTCCTGGCGTCGAAGATTGCCGACATGGTGTTGTAGTCACCCTGCTGTTTGATCTTGGCGAGCATGTCCGGATCCAGTTCTGCACCGCTTGCGGCCATCTGGGCAGTGGCATCGGATGATACGACCCTGGCATTGTACTGCTCAACCTGACCGGCGCGGAGACCGGCGTTCTCGGTCTGGATGGCTTCGCGCTCCATCTGTCTTGCCTCGATACCAGCCAGGGTGGAGTTCAGCTTCGCATTGGCATCGATGATCTTCGCCTTGTTGTAGGCCTCGTTCATCGACAGATAGCTCTGCGTGACATTCGATATGATTGCGCCCCAGCTCATGTTAGGTCCCTGATTTTGTTGGCGTCTTGGACGCGGTGTCTTTCACATCGTAAACGTAAGCCAGGATCTTAACAGGTCCGATGGCCTTCATCGCGATGCGCGGGTCGGTCTCACTGTGACCGTTGTATGGGAACGGGAAGTGATCGTATTTCTGAGTGCCTGGCACAACGGCCTTGCCGTCCTCGATCGTCGGCATGTTCGACAGGTTGTCCAGGTCGTAACCAATGGTCAGCACTCCCTGGGAATAGCTGCGCATGATCAGGCCGGTGTTGATGACTCGCTTGCGCTGGGCCAGCACTGAGACATTGCCGAAGTCGGTGAGCTTGTTCGACAGGTAGGTCGCTTCGTACCGGTAGCCGACAGTGACATTGTCCGCAGTGTCAGCGCCGGTCACGCCAGTGATCTGGCCACCAGCCACCGGGAAGTCGCCAGCGTCAACGCCATCGACCCAGGCAGCAACCGTGGTTCCGTTGCCGATACCATAAAGGGTCAGTGTCGTGCTGCCAGGCGTATCAAAGTAGATGAATGAATCGTAGTGCCTCGAGTCGCTCCCGCCCTGGGCCAGGCTAAACGGTGCAAACTTCAGGACCTTGCTGCTGCTGGTGGTCAGCCAGACCTCGTCCTCGTCCTCGCTCGGGAGCACAGCCACGCTGGTGATGTCCTCCTGGGTGCCGGCAGCAGTACGGATCGTGATGCGCGACCAGCCCAGGATGTTCTCAGTGATGTCGCGCAGCAGGACTCGCATCGTGCCATCGTTCATCACGATGTAGACGCGGGTCTCTGGGTTCCTGGCGAATTGGATCTGCACCACGCCATCGCCATCGCTGAGCACATCGCGGTTCGCGATATTGAAATCCTCGACCGCATGCTTCTCGTTGTTCAGGCTGAAGTCGATGCCGATCAGCTTGGCGCCACCACGCTGCACGAACAGGATCTCGTTATCGAGAACGATCGGCGGGATGTCGGCAGTACCTACATCGGAGCCAGCCTTCAGGTTGGTGTTGAGCCCGGTCAGTACTTCACCGAAGGTGCTCGAGCGGATGTCAATCTCGGCGATCGCGGTGCCGGCAACCAGCCTGGCAGAGGGTGCAAGCCAGTGGATGTTCTCAGAAGCGCCGAAGCCTATTGTCTTGGCAATGGATGCGCTCGCACCCTCGACCAGCTTGTCGAATGATTCGTAGAAGTCAGACTCTGACCCCCATATCCGATTGCCGCCAGCGAACCACAGCCGGCCTTCATGGAATGCACAGGCCGTGGGCATCGGCAGCTTGCCGCCCCAGGATCCGATGAACCAGTCAGGGTACTCAATGAGGGTCGAGCCATTGAACGGCACGTACCACTCAACCTCGACCAGGGTGTTCGCATCGTTCTCCACAATGCGGCCCTGGCTCTCCAGAGTGCCGTAGTCGTAGTCGATCTGCAGGTCCAGCGCAGCCACGGCGCCAGGCGTCACCAGCTCGAGGCGATAGAAAATCTCAGCACCATCGAGCCCGTCATTGAACGCGATGTTAATCAGGTCACCGCCACCAGTGAAGGACCCGCCAGGCACGAGCTGCCATGTGATCTCGTCGAAGGACTTTTGCAGCTGTATCTCGGTATAGGCGCCAGTCGTATCGATGGTGTAGTTGAACTGTCGAGCATCACCAGTACCAAAAACGAACACGCCCTGGGTCGCGGTGCCGGCGCCGATGCCGCTTACTGCCTGAGTCTGGCCATTGACCGCGATCTTCAGCAGGGTGCCGAAGCCATAGTCATTGTTGCCGAAGCCATAACCTGGCTGTGATGCCTCGAAGTATGGCCGCGATGGCACGACAGTCATATTGCCATCGTTGGGTGACTGGGGTCCCATGGTGATGTTGCCGATGTTGATCGGCTCATAGGGGCCAAAGACGTTGACAAAACGCTGGACCGAGAAGCTGGTCGGGTTCCATCGCTTAACCTCAAACGGTAGCCAGCCACCGAAACCCTGCTGCTTGTCGCGGCCACCACAAAAGTACATGACGTCTGCGGACTGAGCCCAGCGTAGTGAACGCAGGATCGGGTAGGCGAATGCACCGCCGGCCATGATCGAGGTGCGCAGTGCAGTCTCGAGCAAGACGCTTATGGTTGAGTCACCGACCAGCTCGGCATCGAGCATCCTGCCGACCCGTAGGTTGGAGTTGGAGATGGTCACGGTCAGGTCGCTGGAGCTGTCTGATTCAACTTCGATCTGGTGGTAGCCGATCTGAAGGAAGCCCTCGAACAGGTCAGCGGAGTCAACACCGCCAGTACCGATCTGCACCAGCACCTCGCCCTTGTCGACAATGAATCTGAATGGGTGTGGCGTATTCGCCTCGGTCGCTGCAGTCGTTTGGTAGGTCTTTGCTTCGTCAGTACCGGTGCCTCGAAGCAGCAGCCTGCCTGCAGCGACCACGGCAGTCGAGCCGCCCACGCTGACGTCAGCCCAGCCCAGGCCGATATCCGCATTGCCGGTAGTCACGAACACACCACCAAAGTCGCCATCGGTGATCGTGGATGTGACAGCGTTGCGCTCGAAAAACTAGTAGGTGCTGGCGCGCATGAAGTCGATCGACGGCAGGCCGAAGTTGGTGCCGAAGACCATCATGACCGGGTCATCGATCGAGGTCGGGAACGCTACCAGCATGCTCTCGTCGTCAATGGCATGGTTGATCCCGTTCGGGTTCATGTTCAATAGCTGGGTGCCTGGGCGGAACGACATTGGCCCCAGGCGCTCGGGCATGAAGTTCTCCATGGTCTCGCAGCTGTTGTCGATGCGGGTTACATCTTCACGCGCGAAGGCGTCCTTCGACACCTCACCCCGGTTGAATTTGTTGAATAGGCCCTTGTCAATGCTGTTGGCCATTACGGGCTTCCGTCATTACTGTTGCCCGTTCCACCCTGGTACAGGCGTGAGCGGCTCCAGGAGCCGATACCGATACGCTTAGGCGGACCATTGATCGCGCTGGTGCTCATGGCCTCACGGCGCCTCTGGGTGTACTGAGCGACCGCATGCTCCTTGTTGCCGCCAGGGATGTTCGCATCGAGTGCCATACGGGCAGCGACCAGGCGCTTGAAGTAGTCAGGCCAGTTCGGGTAATCGGTCAGGAAAGTCTTGCTCACGTACTCGACATAGATGATCGAGCTGCTGGAGTACACCAGCGTGTCGCCAGTGCCCTGGTCGATCTCCTGCTTATAGTCGCGCAGTGGTGACCGCATCATCTCGTCGACGTAGATGCCGTTCACGCGGTGCAGGTCTGCCGGCAATGCCTGAACGTATCGGTAGCCCCAGGGAGGATCGATCGACGGGTCATAGAACAGCTGGTCAGACTGAATGCCGAAGCTCCAGCCGCTGTCCTCGAGTACGGATCCGACCAGGCCATTGTCGAGCGCGATCGAGATTCGGTTCTTGGCCAGGCTGTCGTCGGTGTTGCTGACGATCGGGTCCAGCTGCAGGATCTGCAGGCAGTCGTTGTAGATGGCGCGCAGGGTGTCGGTCAGGACGTCAGGCGCAAAGCCTCGAGTCTGTGGCTGGTTGCCGGCCTCGACGGCCTTGGAGACTTCGACGCGCTGCTCGAGCTTCGTCTGGATCATCTCCTCGGAATCGGGATCATACTTCCAGGCAAGCTCGCGAGCCATGTAGGCCGAGACTACCAGTGCGAATGATGCCGGGATATTGGGGAGCTGTGGATCCGTGTGCGTGAGCAGGTAGCGCACGAACGGGAACTCGAAGTCCATCAACAGGTCCTGGCCCTCGCGGACAAACCTGGTGATCGGTGACTCTTCACGGCCATCCTGGTAGACGGCTGGAGTGCCATCAATTTCCTGGAAGAGAGCAGCGAAGTCTGCCGGCAACGGCACAGCAAAATCATATGTGCTGTCGCCGACAGGAGCCACGCCGGTCAGTTGAGATAGGACAGTTGCGTACCTGGGTTTAACCAGCTCGATGCAGTAGTCGACCGCGTTGGTGTCGTACAGTGCGTCGAGATCATAACGGGTATCGATGTCATCGGTATCCGTCAGTAGCCGCCGCTCACCGAGCAGCTGCAGTGTGCCGTTGTAAAGCGACAGCTTTGTGGTCGCGGCCATGTCCTACCTCATTGGTTACGCGATGGCTTTGTTCGACTGGATGTGATCAGTCGCGTACTTCATCGCTTGCATTTGGGTGGTGAAACCCTCTTTCACGATAGTGCCGTTCGCCTTGTTGCAGACTGCAAACTTACGGACAGCGCCAAAGTGGCGGATAACATAGTCATCACCGATCGCAATCTCCTTGGCGATCATCGGTGCCGACAGCTCGATCCAGTCGTATACCTGCACGTTGATCTCCATCGAGACCGTGCGGCGAATGACTGCCATGGCTACCCAGGATCCGTCTTCTGCTGTGCAGCGGATCATGTCCAGGTCCTTGAATTTCGGTGCCATGAAGGTCCAGGTCTTCTTGTCTTCGACCTGGTCTTGATTGTAATCGGATGGAAGGAAGCAGGCCCAGTTGTTGTGCATCTGCTCCTGCGTCTTAACGTCACCTGGTTTGACAGGATTGACAGGTAGCCGGGCCATTTGGACTGGTGCAGGCGCGGGTTTAGTGGTGGGTGCTGCTGCTTTTTTTGGTGCTGTTTTGGCAGTAGTCATTACTGGTTCTCCAACATAGAAAAGACCAGCTGATCAAAACTGGCCAAAATGATCGGCCCCCTCTCCGGAGGGGGAAAGGGCCGATCCCCAGTTACTTCTACTGGTTAGACCAGGTCAGCGCCGTCGACGTCAACCGTGAGCACACCAAGGGAAGCAACGCCGCCAGTATCAAGGACGGCGAGCACAATGTCACCAATCTTCATACCTTTGTCGAGTGCATCCGTGATGTAATCCGGTGCCACAATGGCCGCCTGGTTATCCCCATCGGGGTTCCAGTACGTCCAAACGGTGCCGCCCTGATCAGTGCCGACATTCGGCGCAACCAGGTTGAGAGCTTTCGTATTATAAGCCATGGATCAACCTCCTTTAGGTTGTGTTGACAGGGAAGGCCGCGGTGTCATCGTGCAACATCCGCACTACACCGATGTCCTGGAGCAGCTTTGATCCCATGAAGGTTGAACACCGAGCCCACGACTTGTCGTTCTTACGGTCGTAGCCCACTTCGGTTTTGATGTTCTCGATGTCACAAGCATGACCGATCGCGGCCTTACTGTGCATGAAACATGTTGCCGAGGCGGTGGCGGTGCCAGGCAGGCCTGCGTCCACGATCCAGTTAACGCCGTACCAGTTGAAGGCACGAGATTTACTGACGTTCTCGAAACCCTTCAGGTTAACGAAGTCGCTCGAGGTGAACTGTTGAAAGCCCATGAGTTGTCCCACAAACGCGGGAGTCACGATGGCAAACGGCTCTTCATCGAGAGCGAAGTTATTCGCCAGGATGGTACGAGCAGTCGACACAAGCGCGATGGTTGCAGCAGCAGCTGCGCCCCAGGCTGTGGATGCGGTGGAGAGCTCCCCGTAGATGTCGTCATCGATCTTGCGAATGATAACCTTCATCGAGGTCTCTTGCGTGATCCGACGACCATCACCTTGCGAGGCATAGATGTTGAAGCGAGTACGCTCCGGTACGTCATGCCATTCCTGCAGCAATGCAGTGAATTGGTTCAGATTGTCGGGTCTTGTTGGAATGTCGCCATTGACGCCACGAGTTGTTGCCGTTGCACCGCCAGAATCAGCGACCAAGAATGTGGCTTCGTTGCCGTTGATCTCGGTCTCTACTGTGGTAGTGCGACGAGAGAGGGACTGGCCCTTCTCGAAACCCATGACGACTTCCTGGCGAAACATTTCTTGGAAAGCCGTGTCGGCCATATTGAATGCTCCGTAAGTTCAGTTAGTGTCAAGTTAACCGCTTTGTCGGAGTAGGCTTTACTGTC